CGATTGGTACGCATTTATGTTAACATATGGAGAGTTTATCCTGTTAGCAAACTTGTGGCCCGATGATGACGATTCCTTTGTAGACTACTTTGTAGCGAAATTAAGGAAAAACAAGGAGGAAAAAATATGAACGACGAGAGACAATTACCGGAGGGCGTACTAGAACGCCTACAAGGATATGCAGAAAGAGCACAGAAAAAGATAGGAGAGGCAGCAAACGAGTATTTTGCTTGGATAGAGCAAGAGTTTGCAGTGTCTGACTGGAAAGACGAAGACGATGATTTGCTGGTCGAGTGGGCAGAAATGTTTACACTTGAAACACGCAATCTTGGTAGCACTGGCGGCGGTGGCCGTGAAACAGTTACCTTCGTTGGTCAGTTTGTAGGCATTGATGACAAAATCAATGACTATAGAGAAAACGCTAGAGAGAAGGCAATTGCGTCTTACCGTAACAACTCCGGCCAAGCCATCGATAATGGCGTGGTTGGTATAGTTAAGGCGAAAGACGGAGTATGGCATGTCAACGGCGAGCCTACCAAAGAACGCATCGATGGAGACAAACTACCTTGGTTTGGACTACAAGTCGATGGCGATCTCATCTGTCTAATGAATGACAAGGGTACACCTATGGCACCTGAAAGCAGAGTCCGTAACCTGTACTTGCTTGGTAACGATAAGGAGAACTTCAACAGAGCAATTAGCATTTGGCGTGTTTCCCTTACAGGTAACAACATGTCTGAAGAATACGAATTCGGCAGACCAGTAACCTGTCAAGTAATCAGGTCTAACAAGGAAGGCGCTGATACAGTTTACACTAACAGGGACTTCAGCAAGACTATGGTATACACTGACTCTTTCGTAGAGGAAGATGATAGAGTACTACTTAGGCCTGAAAAGTATCTAGTTAGCACAGGTATGCACGAATCATATGTCGAAATAGACGAATTGACTGAGGCATACGAAGAGCGCAAGTTACAGAGCAGTAGCGGTAACTACTATGGTCCTACTATCATCACTAAGGGATATGTCAGTAGACTCAACCTAGAGCCTATGGACAATCAATACGACCAAACAGGTCGTGCATTTAGATTGAGCGTAACCAGCCCTAGCCTACAGCGTAAGTTCGGCAGGGACTCAGCAATGTCTGAAGTAACTGTATGGGTACCGGGTCGCATCTACGATGACAGTCATCCGTTTGAGTTCAAGGACAATTACGGTGAATGGCAACCATATGCAGAAAAGACACCAGTAATCATATTTGGTCGCATTCGTATGAGTGTATACAATGACCAAACCACCCCTAACCTAACAGCATTCGGTATCTATGTACCACCTCGTACAGCGAGACCGGGTGCTAAGGGTGGAGACACTAGCATAGACCAATTCAAGAACAACGGAGATGAATACTGATGGCAGGATTTGGAGCAATGAAGAAGAAGGATGAAGAGAGAGCAGAAGCGATCTTCCAAGCGGAGGCAGCAGAAGTAGACAAGCAGGTTGTAGAGGCGAAAGCCCCTGCACCTGCTCCTGTTTCTAAGAGCAACTTCCCTAACTTGGAAGCAGAGTTCAAAGAACAGACTAACCCTAACAGGATAAGACCTAGCAAGGTATTCTGTGGAGTTGTCGGACACGAAGGTACTGGTAAGTCCGGTATCGTGATTGACGGACACATGCACAAATACCCTGAAGGTATGCTGTGGGCAATGGATTTCGATAACGGAGCAATGGCCTGTAAAGAAGCACACTATCCGGGTTCTGATGAGAGAGTAAGAGTATGGTCTCCTTGGGTTATGCAATCCAATGATAGAACATCTTACGATTATCCTGAAACACACAATCGTGTAATGGACTTACTGCGCTATGCTGTAGAGTACGCACAGAAGCAATCTAAGGCAGGCTTTGGGGGCAAGAAACTCAACACCTTCTTAGTTACATCTGTAGACCAATTCGATCAAGTCTGTATGAACAACATGAAGATTTACGACTTAGAGGATAACAATGTAAAGGATGCAATTGGTGCTGCCAAGGTTGAAGTCAACCAAGGTATCGGTTGGAACTGGAACATCAGGTCAACTAGGTTCAAGCAGATGACAGCATTGTGTCAGAAACTAAACGCTCTAGGCGTGGATGTGTACTGGGAAACCCACCTCAAAGAGGACAAGGATGGCAAAGTCGGATTCGACGGCTGGAAGTTCGCATGGGAGAAGAGTGCAAACAACGACCTGTTCCAAATCATTTGGTGTCACGCCCGTAAGGTTCGTGGCGATGATGGTAAGGAAACAGGCGAGATTAGACACACAGCAGAGTTCTTCAAAGAGAAAACCAATTCTGACCTAAAGGGTCAGGAGAGGCTGTACTTCGTCACCAAGAAGGGCGAGCCTGCTCAATGGCACGGCTTGTCTGAACTGCGTGAAGGGGTTCTCTGAGTAAAGTGATTCACTAGGGGTTAATCCAGTAATAAGTGGCAAACTTTCAAAACTCGGAGATAGTGTCTTCTCTTGTACATGAACCGCTTTCCCCACCCGTGAGGTGATAATATGACAAGTTTCAAAGTAAGTAACAAAGATCTAGCCCAGTTCATTACAGGGTTTGGCAAAGAATTGCCTGACATTGTATTCAGGGTCAAAGATGAATATGTAGAATCGGCAGTGGGTAAAGACACCCACTACCTTAGACGACGACTGGCTGTTAGAGAAGCAGAGGCTGGCAACATTGCAGTAAGCGATGTATCTAGGCTACTTGCATTCTTGAAGGCCACAAAGACCGGAGAGGTCAGCATCAATCAGATGGGTAAGACATCAGTGTTGCATGTAGCCTGTGGCAAATCCACACTACAGTTGCCGACATCATCCTACCTGACTACTCAGAAGCAATTGCCTCTGATAGAAAGATTGGTTGGTGAAGGTGAAACTAACATGTGGCGGAGTTGGGCCAATTTTGACCTAGACTGTCATGGTATAGTAAACGGAGAAGACTTTGCCCCTGCGGCACAGTTTGACAAAGTAATTGGTGGCAAGTTTTCCTGTAAGTCAGCATTTGACCCATCAGGTGAGTATGTAGTCAGTGCGGGTTCAAAGGCCAAGGGCAAGATGTTTGTCCGTGTACCTATCACCAACTGTGAATCTAATAACGATACAGTGAACTCAGCATTTGCTTACTGGTTACCATCGCTACTGGCTAACCTACCACCGGGACCACTCAATCTCCACACAGGGGATGAAACAGTCCTTGTGATAGAGCAGGGTGACACTGGTTTCCTACTAGTCGTGATGGATCAAGAGTACGAGGAGGACTGAGTATGTTCTATCAGTGTAACTGTGGTAAAGACATACCTTATCACAAAGGTAACAAAAAGAAGCCACTTTGTCCACATTGTCATTGCTACCAAGGCGAAGGCGGTTGTAACGACTGCGAATGTTTGGGGGAAGAGGAGTGATTATCAACACCTACCGACCCGACCCTGAAGGACACGACCACATATACAAGAGATGGCGTGACTCTGAAGGAAACCTGATAGAAGAGCGAATCAGTGATTTTAAGCCGTACTTTTGGATTTTAAACAAAACGCCTGAGAGAATTGTACAGCGTGTTCTGTCACGATACCCCGGTAGTTCGATTGATAAAGAGGACACTGCGATTGCTCTAAAGACAGAGGACACACTGGTTAAGGTATATGCCTACAGACAAGCAGATGTCAGACAGATGCAAAAGGAGTTTGGTAGGACTTGGGAAGCAGACATGAGTCTAACCGACAGGTACCTCATAGATGAAATCAAAGAGATGCCTGAGTGGAAACCCCGTGTATGGCACTTCGATTTAGAATGGGATCCCCATGACAACTTCACAACTGTTATGTCTGTAGTGGACAACTACAACAATAGGAATGTCACATTTTGCTGGAGCGAAGAAACAGCAGAAATAGAAGAGAAAGGGTTCGTAAGAAAAGAGGAACGCCATGTAAAGCATGAAGGTGCCGACTTTGTTTACGAGCGTTTATTCTACACTGATGAAAAGTCAATGCACAGTGCCTTCTTAGATTATTTAGAAGAGTGCAACCCCGATATACTCATAGCCCACGCTATCATGTGGGCAGATTTACCTCACCTAGTCAGTAGACTGGATGAGTTCAGACGACTCAGCCCTCTTGGCCGTGTACTGAAACCACCTAAAGGAGAGCGTGGTTACAAGTACACTGCTCAGCCAATCATAGGCAGATTGTGCTTCGACACAGCAGCGCCCTACGACAGTGGTACAGGCTTTGAGCGTGTATGGAAGGATAGCGGTAAACCGCAATTAGCCAGTCGAAAACTAGACCACATTACAGGCCCCGATGTATTGAATTACGGCGGCAAATTTGACATGGATGTATTTACAGGATGGAGAGAGAGATTTGATGACTATTGTGATTATTGTATGCAAGATACTTTACTACTCAAAAGAATGGATGAAGAAAATCATGTCCTAAATTTCTTCTTATCATTACAGCGTATATGTGGTGTGACATTCACTTCATGTCACAATGTAACTAGATTCGCCCGTGGCCTGCTCAGCAGACGCACACACTGGAAGGCACCTACAAGGCCTGATGTAGAGAAACAGGACTACGAGGGTGCATACATTCCTCCGCCCAAACCGGGCAGGTACGAGGGTGTAGCGTGTGTAGATTACAAGGGACTGTACCCTTCACTCATTTTATCACATTCACTATCATGGGAAACCCAAGTAGATCGAAGTAGAGCCGGTGAAGACGGTGTACACAAGTTACCTGACGGCTCTTGTTGGGACCAATCCAAGAAGGGGCTACTTCCTCAAATTGTAGAGGAAATGTTTGAGTTGCGTGATGAATACAAAGGTAAGATGAAAGCGGCAGATAGCCCTACAGAGAGGGCTGGCTGGAATACAATGCAACTTGCTACCAAGCGAGTGATGGCGAGCCTATACGGTATGGTCGCCAGTGCTCATTGGGGCTGGTGTGACTTCGACATAGCCAACGCTATCACAGCCTGTGGTAGAGAGGCAATCAAATTCCTAATGGAAGAATCAGAGGCTCAGGGCTACGAGGCTCTGTATGGTCACACTGATTCAGCATTCGTGAGTGTACCATTCGATGAGGCACCGGCATTAGCCAAGCATCTGACAGACAAGGTACAAGTTGATCTCAACGCAAGTCACCTATTCGTGGAGTTTGAGGCATATATGCCATACTGGTTAGTAGCGGGGAAAAATCTCTACTACGGTATATGCTCTTGGCCCCCTGAAGATGAGGGTAAGCCTAAGTCGGCTCGATTCGGTAAGATTTCTACTCTCGCACCTATCTCTCGCAACTTAGAGAGAGATGTGCTAAACTTGGTATGCCAAGGTGCATCAGAAGCAGATGTAATAGACCATGTTAGGCCTATTGCACTCAAGATACAGAAGGCCAAGGTCGATTTGAAAGAGGTAACTGGAGTAACTAGAATATCTAAGAAATTGAAGGATTATGCCAAGCCTACCTTGGGTGCTAAGGCTGCTGTGTATTACAATAAACACATGGCAGAGCGATTCAGCCAGCCCAAGTTTGATGAAGGTGACAGTGTACCGTGGGTATATGTTGCCTCTTCTCCTGACTGGGCCGCACCTACAGATATAGTCTGTTACAAGGACATATCTGAGATGGAGGGCTTTACGCTCGATTGGGAGAAAATGGTTGACAGGTTAGTTAAGCGCAAGGTCAAGCCGATATTCCAAGCCCTTGAATGGGACTTAGAATCGGCTTCAGGTGCAGCACGACCAAAGAGGTATTGGTGATATTATGACAAGAGATTTTGAAGCATACAAGAAGTCCACATACAAGTGGGAACCGGGGCACGAATTACATCTACGAATCACTAAATCTAGCCTGACTAGTGACTTCGATTACTGTCCACAGCAGTATCATTACAAGCGTAGAGAGGGACGCAAGACTCCTCAAACAGACGCTATGGTTAAGGGTATCAATATACACAATGCTATGGAAGAGTTCTATGTATATGTTAGACCCAACATCAACAAAGTACTGAAACTACTCAATGAAAAGAAGAGAGATGAAGCACTCGATTTGTTTATCAAAAGTGTACCTGAGCCTGAAGAGCCTTGGGAACTAGGAGAAGGCCCAGTTATAGTAAAAAGGCTGAATTGGGAGTTGGATCGACTAGAGGCTACACAGGGTGAAAACTTCTTACCAGTCATTAACGAAGATGAGATACATGTATTCACTGAGCGTGAGTTTGTACATAATGGGGAAACTCACATTGTACCTATTCACTTTGCTGGTATGATAGACCGTGGATTTGAAAACGATGATGGCACTATTAGCCTGATGGAGTTAAAGACAGGTAAATGGAAGCAGAAGTGGGACAAGAAAAAGAATGATTGGGCCGATGATAGATACAAGGTACAGGGCATGCGCAAAGAAATGGCATACTACGCTGACTTACTCAAGATGGCAGACCACCCACTACAGAATGTAACTCATTGGGGCTGGTTCTATCCTGACGGCTCCTGTGGCGATGATATGGAAGGTGTCAGGTTCATAGATAGTTGGAAGCACGAGAAGGTAGTTAAGTCCTATTCTAAGTCCTTAGATAAGGACATCAATAATCTGTTAGAGGCCTACTTTACAGACAACTTTCCACCAAAACCACACCAAGGTAAATGTGCTTGGTGCAGTTTTACTGAAGATTGCCCCGCATGGAAACCCGGCGGTGAGCATCACTGGCCGAGGTGGTAAAATGCACATGACTTTTGATTTTCCAAGAGAAGTATTAGAACTAAGCACAGAGAAGGGCAAAGGCTTCAGAAAACTAGTATCAGACACTGTTCAGTTTGAAAGGTACTGGGCTGGTAAAAACGGCGTATCTAATGCCTATATGACAGTCTATGGTTACCGTGCTACCGAAGCACCCAATCACAGGAGAGTCAACCTACAAACACCTATCATCAGGCACTTTGTACTCGATTTCGATCCCAAGGACTTTACTAATCCTAAGCGACCTGATGTACCACTTGAAGTACCTCTGAATCAGACACTGAAGTTACACCAAGAGTTACTAAAGAATGACATAGAGCATGGTGTGTGGTTTAGTGGGGGTGGCTTCCACATATGGATAGCACTATCGGAGATATACACACCTGCCAGCGGCTCACATCTGTCGGCAATCAGAGAAGCAGGTATGAAACGAGTCAATGACTGGATAAAAGATTTAGATTTGTTTTGTTCAGACCCCGCTGTACCATTTGATACAAGTGGACTCATTCGCATTCCTAATTCCTACAATGCCAAGCGTGGATATTGGAGTATTCCTCTGAAAACAGAGGATTTACAAAATGGAGTAGACCATATTTTAGAACAGGCCCTTGATGCAACAAGCGGTGTCATTTCTTATGGTTCCAAAGGTGTAAAACTCAAAGTGAAGAAGCCGGGGGAAAAGAAGGGGGTGTTCCAAAAGAATACTGCTCCTCTCGATCTACCGACTCTCAAAATGGATGGAGTAATCATACTCCCCTGTCTAAACCAAGCCGCCTGTCAAGTGGGCGGGAACCCTAGTCACGATGCAAGGGTACAGTTAGTAAAGTATCTAGCAAAGCGTTTGCGGCACTTCTTACCACTTGACAAGTTCTCACCCGATGTACTACAAGGTCATACAGAGAAGATTGTTTCGTTTATCAAGAGTCTTCAGTGGGCTGACTTTGACGAAGGGGTAACTAGATACCAAGTACGGACTATTGTGGGTAAAGACTATCCTCAAACCTGTAAGATGCTATGGTCTAAGGGTCTATGCATGGGTAAGTGTCGATACTGGGACAAAACGGGGGCTGTAGAATGAAGAAGAAAACACTGTATATGTCTCGTATAATTAGAGTATTTGAAGCAGAGAAGGGTGCACTCAGTACTAACGAAATATACGATATGTTACTTTCACAAAGGTCACATAATGGTAGACCCTATAGTAAAAGCCCCGGAAAAATGACATTGACACAGATTTTGAGCAAGTGTCCTGAATTCAAAAAAGTAGGACATCGTAGCAGAACAAAGAATGGTAACCGTGAAAGGATCGGTGTGTGGAAATTAGCAGAAGAGGGAAGTCCATGAAGCAACACACATTTCATGGTGCAGAATGCAGCATATGTAAAAGAAGCATCAAGACCAATAATAAGTCTAAAAGAAGCATATGTTTCAGGTGTAACAACAAGGCACCGCCTGACAAATATAGGTGCAAAGGAATGAATTCTAAAGGAAATCGCTGCGGACAATGGGCCAAGGTAGATAAGGAGCATTGTGCCCATCATGATTCCAAGGGGGAGTAGACTCATGTGGAAGGTAATACAATTTGTCGAAGCGTTGCTTCTGATAGTGGTATTGGTACCCATTCTATTGATTTTATATCCTTTACACATAGTTAATGAGAAGGTGTTTGGATGACTAAGGTACCATTAATTATTGACTCTAATGAAAGAGGGCCGCTGAAAGATGCCATCGTTAGGGCAGCAGAAAGACAGGGCATTCCTATCAAACAAGAGTTCCTACAGGGCATGGGGGATTACAAAGCAGGGGATGGGCACATAGAGTGCAAAAGTATCTCTGATTTGTTTCAATCTACCTATTCAGGGCACCTGATGAGACAAATGGAAAACCTAGACGCTAATTGTCAGCGAGTTTTCTTAGTGATACATGGAGATCTAGCGAAGTATGTCAAAATATCAAATAACCAAGGTAGAAAAACCACCTATTCCAAGGCCCTCAACACATTAACCGGAGTCATTGCTCGCATTATGGCTGACTTCGATTGTCATGTTTGGCGGGCTAACAATTACAGTGAGGCGGCTATGTTCGTCACCAAATTACATTCCAAACTACATACCTCTGCATCAAGTCATGGTGCAAAGGCAATCACTAGAGTCAGCACCAATGATATTAGGGCTGATATGTTACTTTCTATACCCGGATTCGGGCAAGACCTAGTAGAAAAATTACTAGATAAATGTGGCTCTATTGAAGAGATGTTACATGTCGAATCCATTAAACAGGTGAGAGGAATGGGTTCAGTTCTGCGCCAGCGATTAGTTGAGGTTTTAACTAGCGAAGAACCAGTAAAGGTAGAGAGAAAATACAGTAAACGGAGAGGAAAGATATGATTGAGCACAGCGTAGAGCACTATGAATGCATGCAGAAATACCCTATTTTGAGAGGATATTTAGAACACTTTAGAGAAGTATCAAAAGACAACGAAATACCCGGCCTACTATCATTTTTCTTTATTCTAGGGCAGACTGCTCTACCATTTGTAAGAGTACCAATTGGTGCCTCTAACATCGATCCAAGGGTGAGTGTGTTTTGGATTCAAGACACTAGGACTGGTAAATCAGTGGCGTTTGAAATCATACAGCGTGTAATGACATCTGCTGGCTTAGATTGCGTTGATTATACAACTGGTACTGACTCCGCTATGGTCGGCTCTTGGAGTCGGGACGAAGATGGCACATTGCACCAAACACCGGGGGTGTTAGCGGGAGCAAAGGGGATGAACTTCGATGAAGGTTCCATTATCCTAAAACCCACCCAGCACTCAGAACAAACTGTTTTGTTTTTACAATCGGCATTGAATTCTGCTGGAACTGGTAGAAACATATTGACCAAGCACATGAAAGATGGTACAATTACCATCGAGTCTTTAGTGTCACTTTGGATTACAACATTCCCTCCACAGGGTATCAAAGAGCATGTACTTGACAAGGGTATTTTCCAAAGAGTACTAGTTTATTGGAGGCACTGGACTCTTGAGATGAAAAGAAACATTGCTCACGAATTAGCAGACTCTGTACACAACCATGTTGACTTTGAAGTATCATACGACGAAGTAGTTGACTTCTTTAAAGACTTGAAGGACAACTTGCAAGCAAGGGTATGTGACTTAGCCGGAATTAGTGCAGATGAGTGGGGTAATTCTACTCGTGAGATGCAAGAAGGATGGACTAAGGCGGTAATGTACGATATGTTCACCTTAGATGCCACCTATCGATCTGCTCTACATCAGGCAATTGATGATTATTACGACTTAGTAGAAAACATGGACCCTAAGAAGCAGGGTGTATGTGCATCATTCATTATGGGTCTACAGAATTACACCAATGTATTAGCCCACCATATGGCTATGTTGGAAGGTACTTGGGTGGTCACTGGAGACCATGTAGATATGGCTAAAGAGATTCTATACGACCTGTATCACAATCTAATTGACTGGCTGGAATCAGAGGTCAAGGTAGGCATGGCTAATGCTACTAAGCGTAAGATGCAGGCTAGTTGGAAAGGCGCTTATTGGCGCTGCGAGCAATATGATTTCAATGACAACCGAGGGCCGGGATGGGTCAAGAAGGCTAAGGTTATGGAAATGTTCGGCAAGAGTGAGAATCTAAGCAGTAAACCGGGCATTAATAACAAATACAATGAATCGGGGAAAAGTCTGTTTGAGGAAACCCGTGATGGGAAAAGTAAGTATGTCAGATTGCTCAAAGAGCATAGAAGTAAGGGGGATTAAAATGGAAAAAAACTGTTCTCTTTGTCATGCTAAGTTTGAGTACAAAGATGAAGGTATAAGTGGGTACTTCGGTCTATTGAAAGTAGATTTCTGCGACTTCTGCCTTGCCTGTATGGGCGCTATGCATGAAAGCCTCAAGGTTTTACTAGGTGAAGAGGAATGAAAGGCAAGCACTTTGTCGTGTTCGCCTATGGTAGTGAATTTTCACATATGGTGAATGCCCCCGAAGTGGTAATTGTCACTAGTGATGATTACTTATCGGTATACACTAGTCACCGATCTTATATCAATTCAAAGCCAATTTCTTATTCAAAAATACAAGACGAAATGGCCTATATCGTAGATAATGGAGGTATATTGGTCCTAAAGAATACTCAGCCCTATGGCCTGAATACTTCTTGGACAGGTATAGACAAAGGTAGTCCTAGTGATATGGTTGACCATATTGAAAGGCATATCATGGATATAGATTTAGAGATAAAGCGTATTTCGGAACAGCAATTAAATCTAAACGATTTAGATTTGGAGTATTCCCTGCATACAGAAATGTATGCCCCTATTTGGCAGAAGGGCAGTGAACTGTCAATAATTAAGCACTGCATCGATGATGCGAATATCATACTCACCCTAGTACAGCGCTGTAGTAGCGCAGGTGATATAAGGGTGAGACTAAGAGACAAGGGAGTACCAAAGGAGTATGATGTAGAATGGTAAACAACGGAGATCAACAACAAACAGCACAGAGCCTAAACATTCGTGCTGCGAAAGCAATCGCAGACACGGTTAGAAGTACGCTAGGTCCAGCGGGAATGGACAAGATGATGGTCGATGGAGGTGGCAATGTCATTGTAACAAATGACGGCGCTACTATCCTTCAATCACTAGATGTATCACATCCGGGCGCTAAGATGATAATTGAAGCGGCTAACACTCAAGAGAGTATGTGTTACGATGGTACGACCAGCACAGTAGTATTAGCAGGGCAACTGCTGAGCAATACTGAATCACTATTTGAAAAGGGCCTACACCCTAATGTTATCTGTAAAGGTTACAGACAAGCAGCACAGTGGGCTACTGAACACATTCCAAGCCTAGCAGAATCTGCCAAGCCTCACTTGAGGCATGTAGCGCAGACATCGATTACAGGTAAGTCATTGGAATCCGCTATGGAACATGTCAGTGAACTATGTGTTAAGGCGGCAGAATTGGCAGGTGGCGATTTTGAGCGCATCCGTGTCCTGTGTCAGCCCGGTGGAGGCTTAGAAGATTCGACATGCTTCTCAGGTGTAGTATTACACAAGGAATTCATGTTACCTGCTATGCCTCTCACACCTGAAGGCAAGGTACTACTAATCAACACTGGACTCAGTAACAAAAAGAATGAGGACAATGTACAAGTGTCACTTGGATCTGCTGCTGAGTATCAACAATACCAGCAGACTACAACTAGGGATATTTGGGTCAAGAAAGCAGAGTCTATCATCGAGCGCCTACCTAATGGTGGTGCAGTATTGGTCAGAGACCATGTAAACGAGGTAGTTGCGGCTACTTTGGCTAAGGCCAATATCAGCGTAGTTCAGCGTTTACCTGAAAGTGATATATCTGCTCTAGGGTTACTACTAAACACCTCTGCGGCTCACACTGTTGAGGACTTAGGGGATGCAGTAGATGCAGACATCGAGTGTACTACTATCGGTGACATGAAGTATGTCGTCGTCAAGGGCACAGGTGAAGTCACTACTCTTATCCTAAGAGGTGCTACTAAGCAAACACTAGATGAGACCGAGCGTGGATTTGAAGATGCTCTCGGAGTCGTATGTGTAGCCTATAACACCCTCAAGGTCGTACCGGGCGGCGGTGCCGCATATCTCAACTCTGCTATCAATCTAAGAAGCAGGGCAGCAGAGATTGGTGGTCGTGCTCAGATGGCAATTGATGCCTTTGCAGATGCATTGGAATCGATACCTTCTACCATTGCAGAGAATGCAGGTCACGACCCACTAGACATCGTACTGGCGCTCAGGAATGAGCACTTGTCGGGTAACATCGATTATGGGCCTAACATCGAAGATGGAGGCACCTGCTCAATGAAGGATGCCAATGTATGGGAACCTCTCAGCCTAGTCAAGCAGGCGATTCAGTCTGCTAGCGAAGTCACTATCAGTATACTACGCATCGATGACATCATCGGTAAGCGTGGCGAGTGATTATTGCCTAGAAGCAGTAACTAATTCTCTAGCAAAGCGCCCGTAGGGAAACCTGCGGGCCTTGCTAGACTTAGATCGAGGCAGGGACTTATCACCCAACTTACACATATGCCCGCAAAGAGGACATTCCTGAATTGCCGTACCTTTGCCGGAAAAGTAAACGCCCTTTATTACAAGGGGTATGCTTTTCTCTTCGCAACTGACGCATTCTATCCTCAAAGCGGCGAGTAATTTCCCCATAGTATCAAGCCTGTAAGAATAGTAGGTGCCAATCGGTACCATCGTATGCGAATCTAGCATACTTACCATTGGCTATGTTGATAGCGGCAGCGCTAGAAGTTTTATCGTCACTTTTAGCAGTAAATACTGCATTGTAAGAGTTAGCAGTAGATATGTTCCTAATCTCAAGTACATAGCCGGGGGGAAAAGTCCCACTTGGGGTAAGTGTAGCATGTGCACTTCCCCCATTAGCATTGATTAACCATATGTTCGCTTGGTCGAAAGTGAAACTGGTATTAGCGGTTATTATCTTGACTTCATCAGGCCCTAACCTATGAGTGTGCATGGCCTTAGTGCCATTCAGTGTATTAGATGCTGCGTAAAAGAGCATGGCATTAGATTCAGTTGTATGGCTTTGCCAAATAGCACCAAATTCACTATTAGTCAAATCGCTACTTTCAGGAGAGCCATACATTGCCGCAAGATCGGTATGGTGAGTAATCTTGTTATTAGCATGACCTAAGTCAGTACCACCTGTACTCATAGTCCTAGTACCCTTAGACATGTGCTGAAGATACATAGGGCTGGTTCTGATGAATACCCTTCTATCATGCAATATAGGTGTAGCGCTCAAAGAAGCAGTTACATTTGCAGTACCTGCCGTCATTGTATAGCGCAATACACCTAGTACAATCGATTGATGATTCTTACGAGTATTGCCGATGGCTGGATCGGTCAAAAAGCCAGCAGGTATGAGTGGCGTACCTACACTAGGGGCCACTGGGGTACCTACTTCGTACCTTATTCTAGTAGTAGTTCCGCTATCAGAGCATATGTAGATTACAACAAATACATCGCTGGTGGCAGTAGGTACGGCTGGCAATTCGCCATTAAAATTAGCAGTACCAGTAGCACCAATTGTGATTTGTTGAGTAGCACCAATTCCTCCAGCAAACTTATACAATGCTCCATCAAGTACACACCACCCTCCATGAATAGTAACCACACCTGATGATGCTGTTTCAATATAACCGGGGGTTGCAGTAGAAATAGCATTCCTATTACTATCACCAACGGCGCTATCTAGTAATCTAATAATGCCGTTACCATGTATGCCTTCATATGGGTTAGTTAAACTCGGAGATGATAGCCCATCTCCATCTCTTAGCCCTTCAGCACTAGTGCTCATTCCGGCTGCGCTTGTATGTCCTGCTTTTGGATTCGTCATGAATTCACCTCAATAATTGCTGAGAAAACGATTTCGTTATCGTTAGTCTTAGTAATTGAGTCGTATGTGTACCTTGCTATGGCAGTAACATCTGTCGCATCGCTAGGGTTCTTGTATTGTATTACTACTTCTTTTAGTGTATTGTTGAATGAACTACTAAGTGGTATTTTGGCTTCAACGGATAGACTATGTTCGTCCAATACCCTCACGGTAGGTGTAACTACAATCGCCGGTTGAGCGGCCCCTGTATCATCCTGTGTTGCTAGTGTTCCACCAAAACCGAATACTACTTCGTTTATTCTCGCCTTTAGCGTGTCTATCATAAATCTATTTGCTTCGTTTAATAATGGCATATCAGCCCCTCCTTCTATTTGAGAATGTACCCTTATTCATCTTTATCTTTAGGTGGTCGTTTGCAGACTCAGGTAATGTATCGATAGAGATTAAAAACAACTCTTCGTTATTCTCAACCGCATAAGGTGATGCCTTAGTAATGACTACTGATGTAGTGCTTGCACTACTTAACTTACCTAATAGATTACCATTAGCCTTGTAAACAAATGCGTCTGCTTTACCTGCACTGATGATGCCTGATGTAAATATAGAGTTAGCATTAGTACCATCAGTTGTAAAGTTAGTAGTGCCTACAGCATAACCCCCACCATTGTTGATTAATATACCAGTTGACTTCAAATGCATTCTACCATGAACTGTGTTTCTGTTAGATACCCCAATCGCCATCCCACCAGTTGGATCTTTAACCCTGCGGGTTTCAATGCGCCATGCAATTCTAACATTAAAGCCAAATGCAGTAGCAAACTCTTCCCTGTTATATTGGCGATTTCTTTCTTCGTTATCACCTGTGCTAGAACTGATGTCTACTTCTTGGAATCGTTGTAAAATGTCTTCTATAGAGCCTTCGACTGAGTTAATGTCAATATCTGATTTACGCTCTGTAAGATAGTGCCTAGTAGACAAAACTACCTTGCGCTCTGTAGTCGTTAAGGTATCATATGACACAATGTCTCCCGGCTGTACTTTACTCGATAGCAATGTA